CACTTTTAACACTATTAGCATTAGCAATCAAACCATAACAAAGATGAGTAAAGAATCAATACCGGATTTGATATTAGCTATAGTAGTGTTAATGTTATGGAATGGGTACTTAATATATAAAATGCGAAAGAGATGATCAATAGCGGAAGAGAATGGGATTGGTTAGATGATATAATAGAAGATGGTATAGATGATTATGTCTCAGTACCTACAGGAAGTAAACCGCCTACATGTATAGAAGATTAATATGGAGTTTAAAGTATATGAGTATAAACCTTTAACAATAGGACTATGGAGACCATTTGTAATAGAGGAAGGCTTTATAAAGGACTATATAAGAAGGACTTCAATAGAGACAGATAATATAATACTATTTTAAAGTAAAATAAGAGTTATGACAATACAAGAACAATTAAGAGGATGGGGTATGGACGTAGAAGCTTTGAAGGGGGAGGGGGCGTTTCTCTCTCCACCGAAGGTGCCACGCGCATTTTCGACGAATGTCTCAAATGATCCAACCCAACCCAACAATCTAAAGGAAGAGGAATGGTGTCATTACGGAGGTCTGCCATCACCTAAAGCATATATGTAAGCATGCTAAAGCATGTGTCTGAGAGTGTACGACTTTGATCAATACTACATATCATTAGATATAAGATCAATGGAGAGATACCGTGGTAGTAAGGTAGATAGAGGGTAAACAACCAAGTGTTAGCCTAAAGCATATCAATTAAGTGTAACGTATATATTAATATATTGATATACATATAGTTTTATATTGAGATATATTGTTTGTATAGAATAATACCTATAGGATGTATGGAATGAAAGGAAATTATATCAGGCATGCACCCCTCTCCAATATTTTTTTTTCTATATAGAGGAAAATAACCCACCAAACAGTTGTCTATATGCGTAAATTTTCTTATATTAAGGTATATTAATAAAGATAAATAAAGGTTATGACGTATTCAGACAAAGTTAAGAGTTCAAAAGTAATGTTAGACATCATCAAGTCCATGGAGGATGAAGAGAGTATTAAGTTTACCTACGGCAAAGGTTATAAAGGAGAGCCTGAGGTATATAAGATCAATTGTTATAAGGATGGTATAGATGGTAAAACGTCTTATAGTATCTGGAATAACTTTAATGGTATGAATGTATCTTCTTTGGGTCCTACTACGGTTAAGTGTTATACATTTGATATGATGTCTCAGAGAACTACATATAACTTCCCGTTAAATGAAATGATAATGGTTGAAGGATAGATAAATCCTATGGGGTATTAGTTGCCTCCTAAGGATATTTTTCTTATATTTAAGTATAAAGCAATAAAGGTTATGAGTAATATAGAGTATTTAAAGAGTTATGTAGGTAAGATGTTTAGTGACAATTTTAGTTCTACCGGGACCAGTCTATTGATTAGAGTGGAAGAGGATATGAATAAGGCCTACTACATGGAGTGTTATAGTCAATATGCCAATGTGTCTGGTAGAAGAGCTGATGGTAGTAAGAGAACAGATAAGTTGTATCATCCTACACCGGGTTTAAATACAATGTCTATCGCTCAGTTAGAGAGATGTATAATAGGTGTAGTATAAATTATTAATTAAATTAAATAAAGGTTATGAAGAAGAAGTTAGATTTAAATCCTGCTACTGATTATGTGAAGTACCTCAACGGCTATATGCCTAAGATTGAGCATTGGCAAGCAAAGTTTGATGAGGCTAAGAGTAACAATGATTTCGATGGTATGAATGAGGCACTAGATAGTCTTATATACTTTGTTAGTAAACAAAAATTGATCTATGGTTAATATATTAAGAGCCGTAATGGTAGTAGCTGGTATTATAATAGTATATGGTATAGGTTATGCCTTTATACAGCTGGTTAATGGTATACTATATCAGATCTTTATACATCCAGAGCGTACATGTGTTATAGTCTTATCTATATTAGGCATATGGGCGGGTATAGAGTATGTAATCAAACGTATAAACAATTCCAAGGTATAACCTTACCTTCCTAAGTCCTTCGTTAACTCGTCCGGTATCCTGCCGGTCGGGTGAAGGCATGTAGATATCATGGTGATAGAACAGTGACAGTAAAGTTCCCTAAAGGGTTGGTCCTCTGCAAGATTCTACCATACCTAATCGCATACTTCCTATAGAATTTTGGTATATAGTAATATATATGTATATATGTTAAGCTATTAAACTCCACATAGCACTCACAACACCACCTAATACAAACAAACATAGCATTCCTACTATTAAAGCAAATACGGTATCTCCTAACATACCTAATACTTGTTTACCTAGTTGTTTATTTTCTTCTCTATTGCTCATTACTTTAAATCTTCGTGTTTGTCTCTATACTCACGGGTCTTAATTGTCTTTTGTTTAGACTTACGCTTGGCATCCGAAGGTTTTGTATAGTGTTTACGTTCTCTCTGTTCTTTCAACAGCTTTGTATCCCGTACCTTACGTTTATACCTCTTTAATGCTCTTGCAATGTCCTCACCTTTCTTTAATAGTATTCTTAACATTTATATGTTTTATAGTACATAGGCTATCTATGAGTTGTCTAACTGGATTGTTCCTTCTTTGACTAGCTCTTGATATGCCATATCTATGAGTTCATTCATATCTTTACGTTGTCCTTGCTTGGTCGACCGTATTTCTCCGACCCTTTTAAGTAGCTCTACGTTTTTACCTTGAGCGTATGCAATATACAGTAAATCTTCTCCAGTACTCATCTATATTTTCTATACCTTATTATATTAAATAATATAAGAAATTTTTGGGGAAAAAACAACTAATATTGAAATTTTTTTTTTGCAAATTTTTTGATCTATACAAACATGCTATTTATTAATGATGGAAAAACTAGACCCACATACGTTATTTAGCATCTTCGAACAAGGAGATGAAGAGGTATATAGAGAGCATGGACACGATGATGTCTTAGATAACCCTTTTGTCCTTATGGGGATGGTGTTAAGAGGTTTAGAGAACTATAAGCTTATGGTATTAATGTATACTCGTAAGTATCCAGAGCAGTTTAAAGCAGCAGAACCAGGTATTAAAGGTAAGTACTACGATAAGATGTATGGATATCTTAATAGATTGGATTTAAGAAAGATAGAGACTGCTTTCCGTATAGGCAAAAGCTATTCAAAGGATGAGATACAATTAGCTTTAGATGATCTAATAGAGCATTATATAAGTGTTGAGCAGTATGAGAAATGCGCTAAAATCGTTCAATACAAAGATCTCTTTATTTTAGAAGAAGTTTACCAAATAATTAATAAATAACTGTCACTTTAGTTGCCTAGTAACTTAATTTTTCGTATATTTAGATATAAGATAAAAAGATAAAGGTTATGGCAAATTCAAACACACACACAATTTCAAATCAAAGTCAATTCGATGAAACTCTTATGTGGGTCTCAGATCTCTACAAAGACGTTAATGGTTTCAGACCTAGAGGGTATAACTTCCATAATTGGTCTTTCCAGGAGCTTGCTGATTTCGTTACCGACCTTATGTTAGTAAACTCAAAGCAAGTCGAAGATGAGAGGGCTTGGGAGAATAAAGCTATTAAGGATGTAATGTCTGTAGGGGCTGATGATAAGGAGACTGCTCTTAGATGGTTAGATCAAGCCGATGCTTACTTTATGTACGGTGATGATGAATTCTATGAAGATCATATTGAGAAGTACGGTTGGGTAGCTAAACACTTTGAGGTATGTTAGATATAAATCTTCGCGGCAACTTGCGCGCGTTTCGCGCGGCGGCCCTTTTGTTTTTACTCGCCCTCGCCCTTTCTTGTGAGCAAGATGTTTTGATACCTAACACTTGTGTAGGAGGTGATTGTAATGCATATATGTCTACTCAATTTTACAAAGACAGTAACGGTTATACACACGCTGTCCTTGATTGGACTAGAGAGTATTTACCTTATTTTGCTATAGATGTAGAGGCATCTCGTACTAATCCTGTTTATTACTATAACGATGTACCTGTTGTTAGTGCTGAATTTGATACAGATACTTACTATGTGTTAGGAGATAGTATTGCTTTCACTATTCCACTGTACAACCCTTATACTGGATTAGAGACTTACGATGGTTTTCCAATACCTGTACAGGATACTGTGGTTTATTTAAGTCAGTTTCAAGGAATGGTACTCCCTATAGTCCAGAATGATACTAGAATTTACTTTGCAGACAATGAAGAAGGTAGATTTACTACAAAAAGGTTAGTTGGTCCAGTCCCAGAAGTGATGATAGGTGATACTATATCGGTTTATATGAGGGTATTTTGGGATGCCGGTGAGTATTCCGTGTTAAAAGATGAATATTTAGAAAAATATATTATAGAATAGTTGCTTTTCTGCAAAATTTTTAATACCTTGTATATATTATATAAGAAAATTAATAAGGTATAATAAAAAGTATATTTAAATAAATAAAATATTTAATAATAATTTAATTAACTATTAATAAGAATAAATTTAAAAAGGTTACCTATGTTAAATGCTGAACAGATTGCTAAAAACTACGAAAAACACTTAAAAATCATTGAAACCTATTTAGGTGGACGTGCTATCGCTTGTAAAGAGATGTTAAAACACATGGAGGATAACTATGTAATGGCTCCTGCTAGTGGAAAGACTTGGTATCATAATGCTTTTGCTGGAGGATATGTAGATCATGTTAATAGAGTAGTACAATATGCTGTAGAGCAGTCTAGATTATATGAAAAAATGGGTGGTACTTTAGATTATACTGAAGAGCAATTAGTATTTGCCGCTCTCTTTCATGATTTAGGTAAGATAGGAGATGGAGATCAACCAAACTATATACCTCAGACTGATAAATGGAGACAAGATAAGCTTTCAGAAATGTATACTTATAATCCAGACCTTCAATTTATGTTAATTCCAGATAGATCTTTATTTATTTTACAGAAGTTCGGTATTAAAGTAGATCAAAAAGAGTTTTTAGGTATAAGATGCCACGATGGAGTGTTTGATAAGGCTAATGAAGCTTACTTTTTCAGTAATGTTGAATCATCTAGACAAAAAACAGCTTTAGTATCCGTTTTACATACTGCTGACTTCTTAGCCTCTAAGGTAGAGTACGATATGTGGAAAAGAAACGGAGGATCTTCACAACCTAAATCCCAGAAGACTAAATCAACCACAGGTAAAAGAGTTAATTCTTCTCAGGGCTTAACAAATTTACTTAAAAATATATAGTATGAACATTAATCCTACCACTCTATACATAATAGTAACAATTTTAGTTGCTTTTGCCGGAATTTTATCGTATATTACATATAACCTACTAAGAAAGGTAGAGAATTACCAAGATATTACTAATAATCAATCAGAATACCTGGTAAAAGTCTCTTCTTTGATAGTAGATACACAAAAGCACCTAAACAATCTTGACGAACGTGGGGTTTTCAAGTCTGATGATGAGGTCGGTTATTTTTTTGAAAATATAAAACTGATACAAAAAGAGTTGGACAAATACCAACTACCCGAAAACTATGCCAAGAAAGAGATCAAAAGCTAATTACTTTACAAAAGAGACAGAAGAATATATAAACAAGTACAACTCTTCAATAGACACCGAATACCGTAATAAGATATTTACAGAACACATCTACTACCCGTTCTATAAGCTAGCAGAGAATATAATACATACATTTAAGTTTTACTACACAGATGTTGATAAGATTGAAGACCTTAAACACGAAATAGTCTCTATGCTCTTAGAAGAAAAGATTATGAAGTTTGATAAGGATAATGGAGCAAAAGCTTATTCATATTTCGGAACTATAGTAAAAAGGTGGTTAATAAATTATAATAATAAAAATTATAAGAAGTTAAAGAAAATCGGAAGTTTTGATGATATGGAAGATTCATACGATACTCCATTTTGGAAAAACGAAGAAGACTCTATATCACTCAGCCAATTTCTAGATATATACGTAGAAGAAGCATATGTAGATTTAGAAAGTAATTTTACTAAAGAAAGTGAAAGAAAGATAGCGGATGCTATTTTAACTATATTTAAAACAAGACAGGATTTAGATATATTTAAAAAGAAAGCTCTGTATATATACATAAGGGAAATGACGGATTGTGAAACTCCACACTTAACTAAAGTGGTAAATAAGTTAAAAACACACTTCTATGTTTTATTCGATAAATATAATGATGTAGGTTTAATTCGCACAAAAGAACTTTAAATCTATTTATATATAAAAACGTATGAGTACTGATAAAGAAATTTTTAAAGGTAAATCATTATCTGATCTTTTTGGTGAAATCTACGATAACTCAAAAGAGACAAAATCTCAAGTGAAATCCCTTATTGGAGAATTAAAACCTCTAATAGAAAACATTGGCGATGCAACATTAATAGTTCCTATGATTAAAGAGTATATGGAAATAGGTGTTAAAAATGATGATGCACTAGTAAAACTAGCTACCATTATACAGAGAATGGAAATAGCTCAAACTAAAGGCGGCGGTGAGGATATGTTTAACTTCGAAGACCTTCAATCACTACTTGAAGAATCAGAAGATATACAAGAAGAGTTAGTAGATAAACAAGAGGATAACGGTAAAGAAGAAGAGTAAAGTCATGAGTATAAAAGGACCGGACTTAAGAGACGATGAATTTAATACATTAAATAAACCTGTTAGGGTTATAGATGTAATAATAGATAAAGATCATCCTAGATATGAACTCGCTGGTAAAGCAGCAAGTGTAGGTGGTATATTCTATAGAGAGTTAGGACTGTCCTATGATGATTCTGAATCCGGAGAAGAAGCCTTTACAGGTTTCGCACATCCATTGAACCCTAATATAAACACACTTCCTCTAAAGAATGAAATAGTATACTTAGTTAAAGGTCCAAATAAGATAATAAGTAACTCCGGAGACATCGATGTAGATTATTATCAGACAGTTTATAAGATATTTAACCACCCCCATGTTAACGCCTACCCAGTAAAAGATGACGCAGACGCAGAGGTAGATATTCAAGACGGATTAAACTTAAATCCAGAAATTGCCCCTTTACAACCGTACCCAGGTGATACTATAATAGAAGGTAGGTTGGCACAATCGATACGAATGTCAGGAGGTTTTTCAGAAATTAATCCATTAACAGATGAAGATAACATTAACGATCCGTTTATTCTAATAAGCAACGGTCAGACTAATGTAAACTTAAACAAGAACGGTATATACCATATAGTAGAAAATATAGATAAGGACCCTTCATCTATATACTTAACATCCAACCACATAGTACCGATTACATTAGCTAATCAAAAAAGAGATAGTTACGACGATGTACCAGACTTACCAACTAAGTACCAAGGAGAACAGGTAGTATTAAACGCAGGAAGATTAACATTTAATGCTAAGACAGACGATATATTAATATCAAGCGCTAATTCAGCAGGAATAAATGCAAACACAGTTAACGTAGACGCTAGCGATTACCTCTGCATAGATGCACCTAAAATCTTTTTAGGATCTAAAGCACGTGAGTATAATAATGAAAAGAAACAACCAGTAATGAAAGGTCACGAGGTTGAGCAATTTCTTAGCGATACTATAGATATACTTAAATCAAT